AATTATCACAAAAGTAATAATCGTGAACAATATAGATTGTTGTTTTACAGCATCTGCTTACGGTCATAAATGTCTCAGACAATAAAAAAAATCCCCTACCGGACAGAGGGGAAAAGCCACCTTACAAGGAATTTTACGATTTCGTATGGGAAATTTTTTCTAGCAGTTCATTCAGCTTTGCTTTGATATCAGCCAAGTGATCTTTAATATCGAGAAAATGTGACCAAGCGGGATGTTGCTTGAATAGGTTTAACGCTACTAAGTAGACAAGGGATAGGCAAATGCCAATAGCTAATCCGCAAATAAATTCCATCATTCCATGACCTCAAATTCTATTATTTACATAATCCGTGTAAATTTTAATGGCATGGTCGCAACCATACACATAAGTAGCATAATGCCCTCTTTTTAAAAGACGTGCAATCCATCCGTCTTGCTCGGGTTTCTTTTTTTCATCGCGCTGGTCTATGCGCTTAAACTCAAGCCAGAGCCCATGATATTTATCATTCGCTACGATGTAATGGTAATCAAGCAATCCCTTCCGAAATCCTATTGCGTAAAGGGCTTTGATAAACCAATGAGTGTCACCCATTCTTTCGTTAGCATTTTTAATCAGATCGTCATCAAATCCTTTAAGGCAAGCATATTGCCAGAACGCTTTGCACTCCTGATATTCACTTGGGACAAGGGTTTGGGTCTTCTGGTTTAGGATTGGCCTCTTGCCTATCCTCCTCTGTCGGGCTCCTATCATCTTTGCTTCCTCCATGAAGCTTTTTCAATGAATCAAAATACTTTGCCCTATCCGCTAGGTTAAATGTTATCTTCTTTCGCATTTTGTCCTCATTGTTCTACGTGTAACATTATGATAGCCTTCCCTGTCTTTTTTTCAACTATTTACAAGGATATGAAAATGGCTAAAGCACCACAATATGCATTGAAGCGCGATCTTGAAGCGTTCAAGAAAGAAGTTAAAAAGTTGATTCGTGAAGCGACCAAAAAGCCTGCACTCAAAAAGGCGATCAAAGTTGTGAAAAGGCGTAAAAAGGCGAAATAGTTTCAAAGGGTGTCGCCCAACTTTGCAAAGAGTGTCACCCTTGTTTCAATGTAGAACCCCCGCGAAGTTTGGCAGTGATCTCATCCATTGCTCGACGTGCAACCGCAGGGTCTCCTCTTCTAGCATTTCCCTCATAGTTAATATGGATCTTGGCTTCACCTTTAGCGTACCGAAAGAACTCCAGAAAATTAGGGGGCATTGCAGAATTGCTTTGAGCTGCTCGTTTGAGAAAGACCAATGCACCTCGTATTTGTTCATAGGTTAAACCTTGTAATGCTGACTGCCAGCGCGTCTTTTCGATTGATTCCATATTGGGGCGTTGTAATGGCTTCGTCCATCTTTCTCCGTAAAACTCAGCCATGCAGTTAAACAGCTTATCGATCCATTCCATTGGTGGCTTATCCATGAGCGCTCCTGCTCTTAAGCTTTTGATCTTGCTTTTAATATAAACAAAAAAACAAAACCTAGTAAATCTTTTCTTATCTTCTTTAGTGCTTGAAGGAACACTTATTTAAGTTTTAAGAACACTTATTCACAGAAAATGTGGATAAGTTGTGTAAATAGATTGGCACGCACGAAAGTTGGCAAAACCAGTAGGCTTCTGCCAACAAATTCTGATAATAAAGTGAACAAAATATGGTTTTAGACAATAGGAGGATGAAGTTGGTGTCTTTAGAGGTCAGGTTGGAGTTGGTTCCTATAGATGTCAGTTAGGAGGGGCTTGGCTCTTTCGTAGCAATTCTACAGCCTCAGCAACGCTATATCCTTTCGACACTAAGAGATTAAGTTTATCGCGTATTTCTATGCCCCGCCCTTTGTCAACCGCTTGTGGGCGCTTTGTCAACGCTGAGAGGCGTTTGGTGAGGTTTTGTAGTTGTGGCTGCAAAGTTGCGTTTATTTTATTGGGATTTGGGGCTTTAACTGGGGTTATTGACGGTTTTCTGTAGATTTCACGTTTTTTTCTATTTTTCTCTAATCTGGATTGCTTTTCGTGGAACCTTTTTGCAATTGTTTCACGGTCTTTTAAGAATTCTGGCATTAGCTCTAGCATTTGGAAGATTTTATCGGTGAGATCAATTCTTACTTCGGTGGTTCTCCAACTACCATCATTATTCTGTTCTCGGATGGTCTGGACTTTAATGATTCCGTAATCCTGTAGAAGCTTCATCTCTCTTTTTACGCGGGCATAATTCTGGTCGGTAACGTTTTCTATGTAAGCGAAATTGTAATAGTGGAATTTGTTCTGGTTATCGTAGAATCCACATGACATCCGGTGTATATCAAGTGAGTGGATAATTGTAGGGAGAGCCAAGCATAAAGATCCCTCCACGCTTTCAGATCGTCTACGACGGCCTTTCTCTTCTTTAAGCGGATGATAAAAAATTTGCGTGAATTCCGGGAAGGCGTAAATGTTTGTAATAGCTTGGTCAATTCTTCGTTTTGCTTCTTCCAAGACATGAGGTCTACGTTTAGCTTTTTTATTAAAGTTAGGTCTTTTGAGATTATTTTTATCATGTCCACAACGATTGCCCACCTTAAGTACTTGCGTACCTAATACGTTATTGATATTCTCGCCCTGTAAAAGGCATTCGTTACCGCCTGCGATATGATCCCCGACCAAAGGTACAATATCGCAGGCGGGCATCCTTCCCGATTCCATAAAAACTTCCTTTAAATTAGCCCGCTAATCCGTGCAGACTTAGAAATAGAATTTAGTGGTCGTCTCTCCGACCTGTCCCACTGTTTTGTAATCTGCTTGAGTCGAGTAGAGACCCACTTATTGGTGTGATTACTTCCCCCCAACCCTTTACTGGTTCGGTTTGGGCTGCCTTCCCTTCTCTGGTCTAAGACCTTGAATGATCCAGCGACACAATCTGGTTAACGCATACGCAAAGACTACTCCCCTCCTAAATTGAAAGTCAATACCATAAGTCATTGAATTGACTTACAAAAGATGCTGTCATGCTGGCAAGCCAGCATGCTGGCTTCTAGGTTAATCTATAAATTTCAAGATCATAGCGTTTAAAAACTCATTTGCATTTGTGTTCTCTTCAAGCAATTTTTTTTTGAACTTTTTTAATATATGAGTAGGAATGCGAATGGTAAATTTTGTCCTATCCATATTTTCTGACATTTTTTTGAGCTTTTGATATTTTCTTTCTTTTTCGGCTTTTGCTTCTTCAGCATTAATCAGAGCCATCGATCTTCTCCCACAATTCTTGCGCGATTTTTTCAATTTCTTTACAAGCTTCCGTACCATAAAATTCTCCATCTAAAACGGTTAATCCTTTCTCCACACTAGTTGCATAGGCAACTCGCTGCGAAGTTGAATTTACAAACGTAGGCAATTCCAATTTGTCTAGCTCATTTGTAACCTCCTTACTCAGATTGGTGTTGGTTATTTTTCGGCTAACCACGAAAAAAACTTTTAGCTTTCCTTCCGTAATTACTTGGCGATCTTTGGCGTGCCTAACAATATCCTCGCTTGCCCATATATCGTATGGGGATGGTTGAACGGGAATAAGCACTATATTTGACATACGAACTGACATAACGGTTAAAGGAGAAATTCGAGGGATGCCATCTATAAAGATATAGTCATACATGGATAGATATTTTTGAATGTCTTTTTCTATGGTAACGGTAGCCAAACATGCGACATCAACTAAGTCTGCATTAGCACGGACGTGCCATTGGGTAGCCGATCCTTGGTCATCTGTATCAACTAAGAGTGTTTTCTTTCCTTGGCGTGTAAAGGCTCTAGCTAAGTTTACTGCGAGGGTCGTTTTTCCTACCCCTCCTTTTTGATTTAGAATGGATATTATCATTTTTGCTCCTTAAATAAGTGCCAGCATGCCAGCTAGCTGGCTTGACAGCTTGCCAGCATGATGGCTTAATGTCAACCGAGCAAAAAGCATAAAGCCCAAGTAGAAGGACGCTACTCAGGCTTTACTAACCCCAATATTCTGACTAGGAGATATTGAAGCTATGGATATTAAAGCAAAAGATAATGAGTTGTACTACCTTGGATGTGTGTTATCTGAGGCGATTGAAAAATTAGAAAGTTTTTTACAAAATAATCTTGTCACTGTTCCTGATATTCTGTACGATGCGCGCTTTCGCTTTCTACTTAACGTCAAAGCTAAGTGGGTCGCTAAGGCTAGAGAAACTGAATTCGTTTGACATTATTTGCCTACCCAAATTTATTTCACGGAAAAGGATATCAGCCGCAGAACCTTGAGGAGTAGGTTCAACTTCGATTGCTTTGTAATTTTCATTAATAAGAAAAGTTTTTAATCCATGTTTAGGTACATCGAAGATCGCTATTAGCATGTTATGTGCAGCCGCCAGGTCAACGCAAATTGAGCCCGGCGGTAATTTTAGATCAAGTACAATTTGGGAACACGGTCGGGTTGAAAATTTCTGTATTGAGTTTCTTAGCGCCTTCTGGTTTCGCTTTGAGATACTCTTCCATGATATTTTGGTACGCTTTTTCATAGAAAGCTCGCGCTTTTCGGTATTCTTCACGGTCTTCATCTAGCTTTCCTTTCATCTCAATTTCTTTAATGAAGCGTAGGTGTTGCTTATCACCCATTATCTCACCCCAGTATTTGCAACAAAAGCAAAGAGTCCATAAAAGGTTGGAAGTAAATGCTCCTAGTCCAAAACCAAATCCAGCAGAAGCACTTCCGTTTGCATATATCAACCACCAAGTATTCCAACCGATACCGGCTACATTTACTACAACCATGCATATCTGAGATATCATTGCTTTCTTGGTATATTTAATCGAACATTCTAAACTTTTTTTCTCGCCATCAAGCCACGCCATCTTCATATTCCTCTTCAGGTTGTTTAGGTTGTACATCGAATTTTTCACGTTGTTCTGCTGTCATTTGTGAAACGGGCATATAAGTGGTTCCATACACGGGATGAGGTTCTACTTCACGATAACGGGCAACAATAAGATAATCATAATCGAACACAAAAGTAGACTCTGATATTGCAAATGTTTGACCATATAACGTTCGCATTATTAAATCTGTATCGCAATCTCTAAAACAACTTGACAAAAAAGGAGGACAATCTGGCAGAAAAGAGAAGACAACATCAGAATCAGGATGAGAATTCATTATTTCGATGAACTCTTTCGCTGATTTTTCTATTTCCTGATGAAAATCCTCGTCAAAAAAAGCTTCAATTCTTTTTGATTTAACATCTGATAAATTTTTATTATGTACGACTATTTTCCCAGTAACCGCATCCAATTGATGAGGATGCTCCCTGGTAAGATCAAGATATTTTCCAACCAACCCCAATGTTGCGCCACAAGTTGGTTTGTAATCCAAAATGTCAAACTCATTTTTCTCTAAAACATACAAAAAATAAGCCATCGCACAACGATTGATAATATCTAATGACTGCTGATTATACTTAATACTCATAAAAATCCCTTTAAACGCCCCATTTAAGGGGCGCCATTTATTAATTAACGGTCAAAGTAGCATGATCAAAACTGCAAGCACTGCTATTGCCCACACAAGTCATAGATTCAATTTTCCATGAACCTCTTTCGTTTGCAGGGTAATCCAGATAAGCGTTCTCAGAAAAACTTTTATTACCGTGAGGAGGCAATGAAAATCCCCAGCCTTTCTTATATTCTTTGCCATTCACTTTACAGGTTTCTGCGACTAAATAATTTTTCATAGAGCCTGAATCATTGGTGACATTGAATGAATGATAGGTTTTTATCTTAATGGTTTGCCCAAGACTACCACTTGCATTATCAGTACGAGTGGTTGAATAATCCGCTGATAATTGCGGCGCATTTTCAAAATTAACCATTGCATTTGTTTCTACATTTCCATCTTGCGCAAAGGCACTTATCGATAAAGCACTCATTGCGATTAAAGCTAAAACTTTAACTTTCATTTACTAACTCCTTAGTATTTCTTTGTTGGAACGGTTCACTTAAAAAGCCTATCGGCCACTTTTCGCCTGTTGACATCGTGAGAGTTACAATATGGGTAAACCATCCAATTCGGGCATCAAAATTATTTTCTGCGTCGGGATATGGTTCATATTTCATCTCTTGAATATCAAAAGGATCAAACTCCATAGTCAGCAATATTTTTGCTAACAGATTATGCATTGAATCTACAATTACAGTTGTTTTAAGCGATTCTTCAAGACCGCCTCGGTGGAATCTAAACAAGGGCATCGTTGAAGGCTCCAGCTTTCATTAGTTCGATATAGATGCACATTTCAGCACGTTCTAGCGCAGGACTTCCTTCGCGATTTGGATAACCTAGACTGTCATACTTTCTTGCAGTTAATCCGGGGTAATATTTTTCTATAATCAAAAGTACTTCTTGAGCTATTTTTTGTACGTTAGCAGGTAAGGAATTTATCATTTTCTCCTCGGGTTTTGTAAAAGTTATAGTCTCTTTGTCAATGTGATAGTGTTCAACGTACTGCACGAAGCAGCCTAAAAACTGACAATAGGTTTTCTGTTTTTTTAAATGTTCGGTTATTTGTATTTTAAATCGTTCGGTTGCTTCTTTTATTTCGTCATCCATTTATACTTTAACTCCATTGACAGAGTTACGATCAAAGCCTGTAGCGTGCCAATCAGTAAGTGGAGTAGTTTTTTGCATGGATTCACCATAAGAATGGTAAATAAGTTCAGAAATCATGGGAACAATCTGGCTTATGATTCTTTCAGGATCATTTCCTTCAATTAATCTGCAATCGATGGCAGCATAACTAGTATCTTTTTCGGGATTTCCGCTAAACTCTGTATCAAGATAGAGAGCGAAAACGGGGATGCCATTTGGTGCTTCAATTATCTGACTAAATATTTTCATATTAATCTCCTAGTATCATCGCAATAAAAACCGCTGCGCCTGCTATCACGCATACGCTAGCAAAGAAAGCTTCAGGCCAGTTCATACATACTCCACACTTCCATTTTCCAATCTAAAACAATTCGTACACCAATATTCCATGTTTTTTGGTTCTATGCGATAAAGTTTATCTCCAATCTTTGCTGCCCTAAATTCCATTGACGTTCCTGCTACGCATTGATATCGTTCATAAACCGGCTTATCGCTTTTTCCGCAATTGTGACAAGGTTTTCCAGTACAAGGCATATCCCTTTCCTCATTTTTCCAGTAACTGTTATTACTGGCATTTAAAATTCAAAGCTGCATAAGCCAAAGAATCAGCAACTGTTTTCATCATTGTTTCTTTGTCATACATAATTAAATTTTTATCTTCACAGATTTCTTTGACTTTTGACGAAATCTCTCGCAAAGCATTAATGCAGTTATCAAAATGCTCAGGGAATGCCTTTTTAATTAAAATAGATAATATTGCTCTTAATTCATCATGATCAGTCACGAATAATCACCTTTTTTATATCAGGCCAATAACTTTTTTTATCCATTAATGTAACCATTGAAGATAAAGTTTCGTTTAGCTTTTCAAGCGTATAACCTTCTCTATTACTTGTAAGGTCATAGATAGCTCTAGTGCAAAATTCGAATCCTTGTCTAAATTCTTCGGTTGTTTCTCGCATTACAATCGACATTATTTCACTCCCAAAGTTTCCTCATCAAAGTGAGTCTCAGCTTCAAGATGATGCAAAGATGTTAAATGTCCTTTAGCTGCTTGCAATAAAATCCATCCAGAGGATGCGCCAACATAAAACTCTTGAATTCTTTTAATCTCATCCATACAATCTTTAAGTCTTTTTATGCGATTTTCTTTCATGGAGTATATTCCTTTGCTATCGTTCTGCTTGAGAAACGAATAATTCTTATCTTTTTTCCTGTTGCTTTTGCTATTTTCTCAACGCTGTCCATAATTTTTTTCTTGTCTTGAGGTGTGCCACCAACCATAGGATTTAAAATTACTGTTCCAGGATATTCCGGGTTAACACATGCAGCAGCGACTAAACCTTCTTCACCGTTTTCATCAATCGCAACACCAACATAAAAATCATTCATTTTTGAATAGTTTTTGTTGTGGTCTATAACTTTAAAATCACTCACTTAATATTCTCCGATGCTTGTTGAATGTAGCAATTAAAAATATCCTGACACTCTTTTAAGAAGAAAAACTTTTCAGAATTATCTAACATCAACTCCAAAAGACCAGTAATCGTTTGACCAGCAAAACCTAACGAAGCATCTCTCAACGTGATAAATATTTCATTATTAGTACAACTCTGATTTAGTCGAACAAACGCCTTTTGAACTTCATGCAAGTCTTTTGTAAGCTCACAAATAAGCTTTTCTTCTTTAGTTTTAGGATCGGTTATTTTGAATTTAGGCTGATACTTCATCTTCTTCTCTCGCTTGTTTTCTTAAAGCTTCATCAATCTCATCTTGCTGTTCTTGTCTGCAACTTTTGCAAGGCTGATCTACTTCTCCAAGAAGAAACTCAACATCTACAACTTGGCAGTCTATTATTGCGTTAAAATTTTCTTCAATGTATTTATGAGCTGTTGTCATGGTTCGTGCGCTATCACGCCATTCATCCCATGATCTTGCGGAATGCCAAGGAGCCTCAATTGAAACTAACATAACGCATGGATAGCTAAATCCATATCCTGCTTGTTTCATAAGAAAAGCCTGATCAGTACTGTCAGGCATCATTTTTATTGCCCAAGCTGGGATGCAAGTCGCCCTATCTCTAATTTCAACCATTTTTATAAGGTTCTTCATCATCATTAGATTTCTATGACCTCATTCGGATCCCGCGTAATAATATCTTTTACGATGAACATCAGAGTTTGAACAGCGCTATCAATCATTGCTTGCGATGGAGCATTTTGATATTTAGTAAAGTGAACTTCATGCCACTTTTTAATAATGCCAACCAAGTAGTCAGCTTGTTGTTGTGTAAAAGTCATTTGTGTCCTAATTTTTTAGTTTTGTTTGATTTGTCTTTTGTAATTGCAATTAAAATTCTTGCAAAAACATTCGCTAAGTTTTCATCTTCTTTTAAAGACGTTTCCGCATAATCAGAAGTACGACCAAAATCAAAACCCCATTCGTTTTCGTTTCTGACCATTCGAAAATATTTCGGAAAGAGATCAATAAAATCTTGAGCCGTAAATGCAGCACAATGCGTGTCTGTTTCATCAAAATAATCAGACCAGCAAACTTCCCAGATTTCGTTCTTTTCATCGTAAATCCAGTGAAAATAAGTATCTTGTCGGATACCTATTTCACGAAGTCTTTGTGCCCATTTAAGACTACAAACGTGCTTATCAAGGCTTCGGAACGTCAATTTTATGGTTTGCATCTTTGACGAATGCTCCTAAGAAATTGTTAATAACCCATTCACGATTGAAAGCCTTTTCTTTACATCCCGGCATATCGACACAATATTTTACGTTGATAAACATAACGCCGGTTTCGGATCCAAATAGCTGAGAAATATCATGCGCTGTGACTTTAATGTATTTGTCTGTGCGTTCTTGCTTGCAACACGGACATTTCCAAACCATCTTATCGAAGTCAGGTGGAGTTGGTTGAAATGGATTATTTTGACCGTTCATCTTTAACCTCCTTAATTGCGTTCTCTATCTTCTTTAACAAAATATCCCAATTACCCTTTTGATGATAATCGCAAGGGCGCATCCCTTTTAATTCAGGATTTGGAATCTCAAACCATAATCGTGCCTTATTCTCATCGCCCTGGAACCACGAAGTTATTAGGGATAATAATTTTTGGGGTACTGGGTGCAGTTTTCGCTTCGTTAAGGAGTTTGTCTGCGTCTTCTTTTTTGACGAGGATTTCATCTTGTGTAACCTTCCGTTCAGAACCGTCTGGCATGGTAATGATAGCGAAACCTTTTTCACGTATATCTTTAATCTGTTCAACAGTTAAAGGCAGCATACGTTCTTTAGGGTTGTAATCTTTGATCTTTTCAAACGAATCGATCAAAGAGTTAGAAAGTTTTGCTTTCATGAAATCAAAATCAAGCGGGGTTGTAGGAAGTATTTGCTTAGCGCTATAATAAATATTAGTGCTTACCGCCATCGTCAAGTTCATAATCATGATGACAACATCAGCATCGGTTAAGCTCCCTGAAGGTTTAGAATTCAAATAATCATGCATTTTCTCGTGATAAACACGCATAATTGCTTGAGAAATATCTTTGAAATCCTTTTCTTGATCAGACATCTTTCTTCCCCTTAATTTCTGAGTAATAAAGTTTTTCTAATGCAGAGCTCAGTTTTTGATATTGTTCTTCAATTAGTTCAACGCCATCCACATCTTGCTTTATGACTAAATAACCTCGAACTTGAGTTAATAAACAATAAGACATTCCTAGCAGAAAATTAACATCGTTTATCATGCGGCTTCCTTTTCACCAATTAATTGATCAATGAGATTTTTGCACTGCTTTTCCATATATTTGTATGTTCTAACCTTCTCATTTCTTGAAAATTCTCTGATGGGTTCAAAACATGAACTTAATGCTTTCATGCAATCTTCGCCATAATATTTAGCGTGTTTTTCCCAATCTTTTCCATCTTGATAATGAGCCGCATCGAAACCAAGCCATACATCTTCACACAGAGGTTGATTAGGAAATAATCTCTCTAGTAAATGAGTTCCTTTACCATGAAATGTTATTCCACCATGGACTAGAAGTTCATAAGGCTCTGGTGGGCTATTAGAAGTTAACTCCAAGTCTTCATCAGAAAGAGGATGATCTGGAGGCAAAGCAACATAACCACATCGATGCGCACATCCAGTAAAGGTAATAAGATAGTGATACCCTTTGTATTCCCCACCACCTTCAACAGTTAAACCATGATCCGCTCTTTCACGCTTGTTTTCAGGATCAATGATAGGTAAGAACTCCTTATCGCCCTTTAGCTCAAGTATTTTAGGTATACAACTCACGAAACGCCTCCTATGTTTTGTTTATCCATCCAGCTTTGAAACTTCTCTAAATCAAAGAATAACCGGCGTCCAACGCGGACAATGCACTCCCTTACGCCGTTTCTATTCTCATGAATAATATGCCTTAGCGAACCTACGCTAAAGAACGGGTAGAAACTGGGCATTTCTTTTACAGTTGCGTATTTTTTAATCTCCATAATATCTCCCCTTTTAATAATCGCGGTATTAAATCACTGATCCTTCTTTCCCACAAGGTCTATTTCAACCATATAGTATCAGGTTTTATCATCGTCTTGCAACAAGAGTTGACTTCTTTCATTGATTAACGTATTCTTTCCCTTGTGTTCAACATTAACTTAAATTTCCTGCTACGGAGAAACATTATGAGTAACCAAGATTTCGATTTTTGCCCTGAAGGTGACATGCATTACGGCATTTGGAGCGAGCGTTCTGTAATAGCTGATTGTTTGAGTGACCTTGGAATGAAAGACCTTTCAACGGAAGCGGTTAAACCAAGCACAAGTCAGGAGCTAATAAGTAAGTTTTTGAATATAATTCAAAGGGAGGCCAATAAACTCAAAAGACATGATGTCATAGAGCGGCTTCAATTCGCTGGCTTGATCTACGGTTAAGGAGAACTGAGATGAGCATAGTACCAAGAGATTTATATACCAAAGAAATTAAGCGTTGCATTAGCGATTTAATCTGCTTTGATGACGCAAAAGACTTCTACACCCTAGACGAAATTCATCAAGACGAATTGGTTTCATTAGGCATTAAAGCCTTTGGTTGCGATATTGAAATTATTATCGGATCCGATGCAAACCACCATCTCGCAAAACTATTAACATCACATGATCGTGATGACGAAATTGAATTGATTAAATGCATCAAGGAATCTGCTCGCGAAAAATTAAGCAGTTACTTTGATTACATGATTCAAGAAGCGTTGACCGACAGGTTGGTTGATAGCTATTACGAAGCTGGCAAGAGACGTCATGTTGACCAAATCAATGGGGAGGTTAGATATATATGATTGATTACGTCACAGCGAAAGATAGAAAGATTAACTTTAATTTTTCAAAACCTAACTTAATTCAAACTTTAAAGAAGAGGATTCGATCATGGCTCTTGCAAATCAAGTAATGAATAAACAAGTTCCTGCTTTAGCAGCTATTCAAACCGAGGAGAACACATTTCGTGTTCTTCAGGAAACACTTTACCCGGGATCCACAGACCAAGAAGTCGCGATGATTCTTGGATACTGTAAAGCACGTAGAATTGATCCTATTTTAAAGCCCGTTCACTTAGTTCCAATGAGTGTAAAGACTGACAAAAAAGATCGAGACGGAAAATTCATTTACGAACGTAAGAACGTAATTATGCCCGGTATCGCTTTATATCGAATTGACGCCTCACGCAGCGGTCAATACGCCGGTGTTTCTGAGCCTGAATTTGGCGAAGAAGTCACAAAAGAATTTGGTGACAAAGTTAAACGTAAGGTCACATTTCCAAAATGGTGCAAAGTTACCGTTAAGAAAATAATTGCAGACGGCAGCATCGCAGAGTTCACCGCTAAAGAATTCTGGCTAGAAAACTACGCATCCAAATCTAAGTTTGACGATACTCCAAACGATATGTGGGAGAAACGCGCTTATGGTCAACTTGCTAAATGCGCTGAGGCACAAGCACTTCGCAAGGCTTTTCCTGACGTCGTTGGTAATGAGTACACCAAAGAAGAAATGGAAGGCAAAAACTACCATCACGAAGTTCACGAAGCACCAAAAGCAAAAAGCGACAACCGAACTTTCGAACATGAAAAATCTGAACCGACTCCAGAACCTGTAGCAGCGCATGAAATTGAAAAAGATTTAATGGATATTTCATGGTCTGAAACGGTTGAACAACTTCAAGAAGTTTACACCGTAGCTTACAAATACTGGATGAACTTAAAGAACAAGGCAAACATGACCAAATTGGTTGAAGCGAAAGACAAGCGTAAAGCTGAAATCGAATCAGAACCAAAAGGCGATGTTGATCCTGAAACCGGTGAGGTGAAGTAATGAGCGCGATAAGATTATACGAGATAGCTGACCAATATCAATTTTTGCTAAGCGATCTTTATGACCACGAAACAGGTGTCGTCGATGAGACGGCACTTGCGAAATTAAACGAAATTCAAGATTCACTTGAAAATAAATGCATCAACATTACTCGGCTTTTCAAATCAATTGAAGCTGCTCAAGAGGCAATTGAGAAGGAACGCAAAGCAATGGCTGCACGTGAGAGTGCATTTAAAAACCAAGTGAAACGACTAAAAGAATATCTTTTAAGCAATATGGAGCGGTGCGACATCAAGAAAATTGAATGTCCCCAGTTCGTTATTGCCGTACAAAAGAATCCACCATCGGTTCAGATAGATGATGTAAATTTAATCCCATCTGAGTTCGATAAGGTCACAGTTGAGAAAGATATATCCAAAATTAAAGAAGCACTGAAAAATGGAGTTGTCATCCCGGGTGCGCGTCTGGTACAAGGTAACAGTTTACGTATCAGATAACCCTGGAGAGGTGTGTGAGCGGCAAAACAGGCAGACTGTAAATCTGTTGCCTCCGGCTACGTAGGTTCGAGTCCTACTCTCTCCACAAATAAAAGGACGCTTTATGGAGAACATTGTAATACTGGACACTGAGACAACGGGACTCGACGCTGCCAAAGGTAAAGTCCTTGAAGTCGCAGCTGTTTTTTATAATATACCGACTAGGAGTATTATTTCTCAAGTTTCTACACTTTGTTATGCGGAAGAAAACCCTGCTTACGAAATCAATAGAATTGAGGTCAAATCCTTAAAATATACGCCTCCGATCATGGAGAATATGGCAATTGAACTTGTTAAATTAATGATGAGTAAGGCCGATGCTATCGTCGCGCATAATGCAGAGTTTGATAAAAAGTTTCTCGACACCGTTGTGGCTCTTCAGGAAGTTAGTCGCAACAAAAAGTGGATATGCACTCGTAATGACGTGCAGTGGCCTATTAGAAAGGGTGTTCCGCTTAATCTTGTGCATATTTGCGTTGACCTTGGTGTGCCTATCGTCAATGCTCACCGCGCTTTGTCTGACTGTTTATTACTTGTTAATGCTCTTGAGTGCGTGGAGGACATGGAATTCTTCCTTGATAAATCGGGTAAAGGACGAATCACGTACCACGCAAAAGTGAACTACGAACAAAGGCAAATTGTTAAAGAGGCCGGATTCCTGTGGGACAACCTCAATAAGGTCTGGCACGCCAAATTAACGCCCGAACAAGCAGCCACAATGCCTTTCATGGTTTATCCAGCGGAAAACACTTGCTTATCGCAATAGTTCGCAGTAAAAAGATTTCAGCAATAAAATAATACCGTAGCAGGATTATGGGGTGCTTGCCACCCCAATTGCTGACCTCTCTATAGCCACAAGGAATGTGTGTTATGAAAAAGTTAATTGCTATATTGTTTATAATTTTTGCCCTTCCCGCTTATGCCGATTCAATCAAATGTTATTCTCACGGAAAACTCATCTATTCACGCCATGTTTATGATGTGACGTATACAGGAGAAGTCTACGTCTTCATTGAAGAAGCTAGCGATAAAATGGTAATTTTTAATGGCGATTGTGTTGCCAAAATTTACGGTTAGGAGGCTTTATGCCATTAAACAAAGGTAAGAGTAAGAAGGCTATTTCTCAGAACATTAAAACTGAAATGGCTGCGGGTAAACCCCAAAAACAGGCGGTGGCTATTGCTTTAAACACCGCCCGTAAATCAGGTGCTCACATTCCTAAAAAGAAGAAGTAATTAAGCAGCATCTTCTAATTTAGGTGAAAGTTCATCGACTTTCGCTTGAAGGTCAGCTTTTGCTTTTTCTAAATCTGCACATCTTTCATGAAACATTGCAACTTCTTGGTGTAACTTTTTGCATTGTTCTTCCATCAAAATGGTGCTAGCACGCAGATTAATATTTGCGTTAAAGAACTCATCGAGCGCTTGTTTTTGCGCTCTTAAGGTTCCCGAGAAGGAATGAACGGTTTGCTGCAATTGTGCATTTTCAGCTTGCAAGTGTCTAATTTTTTCATCTTTCAAAGCATGTTCTGACATAACAATTCCTTATGTTTAATTTAAAATTAAGCTACTCGTTGTACCAATACAGAAATATTTACAGTACCTGTACCCCAATCGGTGGTGCCTCCAGAATATACCGCATAGATTGCAGCGCCTGCAACGCTAGATGTATTCATTGCAACTGCACCTGCTAATGGGTTACCTGTTCCGCCCCAGATGGTATTAATTGGTGTTCCAAGTAATGCAGCGGTAATCCCAGCATTATTGAATACGGTTGTACCATCGGTAACGGTTACCAATCTATCACCACCACCAGAGAAACCTGAAGCACTATAGTTCACGCGAATATCACGAACCTTATATTGCTTGGATCCACTGGAAGCTTGAATCGCGATATGGCCAGAAGTAGCAAGACCTGCAGCTGTCAAAGGAACATCAATCCACACTAGATCGGAAATAGCATCTGGTGAGGTTAATGAAGAGGTTTGTACGTTAGCTGCTGCGAAACCTGCGTCTTGAACTAAACCTGCAGTGCCTGAAGCTTTAACCAAGTTTCCGTTAACTAATGCTGCAGGAGCCAATACAAAGTCAGCTGTAGCAGTAGCAGGATCAGGAATAGAAATTACAGATGCTTGACCCATCGCAACGTTTGTTACGGTGGTGTTTGTATTTCCTGTATTTGCAGCGGCTAAGAATATTAACGAACCTTTAGCAGCTGTCGTTGGGAATAATTGAACCTGAGCATTATTGCCACCTGCAGCGGAACCGCCGACAAAATTACCTAATGTCGCGATAAAACTACCGGTTGCAGCAGTAATACCAAAACCTGTGGTTGTAGTCGTGCTTGGGTTTCCGATAGTTCCTGCGGTATCTAAGAATACAGCTAACCCGTTATTTGTAACGGCAGCGCTTGCCATAACAACTTTTGTTTTAGCAGCGTTAGAAGGAGAATAACCAGAATCCTTAATCTGTCCGCCAGTTCCATTGAAGTTAGCGAAATCATTGGAAACCACAGGAAGTAAAACGTTACCTGGGTTATCCCAAATCACCAATGTATAGCCAGATGCTTGACTATAGGTAAGCTGGAATATTCCAAATGTTCCAAGCTGTGTGGCAGGATTGTAATTGTATAACGCTTCAAAAATATCAGTTGGGAATATAGGATTTCCCAAAACGTTTTGATTATTGAGATATCCTGCAGTTGTAATCGTTGCAAGGTTATCAGTTGTAACCATTGTATTTCGACGTGGATTTACTTGATCGCCAGTTAAACCCGTAACATTCACATTAAACGATAAAATTCCCATTTTGAAACTCCTTTTTCAAAAAATTAACCTAGTAAGTAAATCCCCATTGTGGTTGAACCAGCATTTGCAGCACCGGTCGTCAAATTGATATTTTTTGTAGCATGACCTGCAACAACTAAGTGAGGTTGCAATGTATCGCCAGCAGTACAGTTAACCGCAACTGTGGTTGTAAATACATATTCACCTGATGCTTGAATTCCATGCAAAGTTGTTAACTGAGTTAGATAATATCCATTTGTCGTACTTCCGGTTCTAGCTAAGTAAACTTGCAGCGTGGTGTTATCGTTAGCTAAGTTCCCTAAATCCATACCGAGAGTAACAAGATAAATACCAGTTACAGGCGCTGTGAATATGCCAGATGCAAAGTCACTATTTCTGTCGGTACTAGCCGTCATAACAATTGGATAGTCTGTGCCATCCCCTGTCACACCAGATGCAGTGCCGTTTAGGTATGCATAAACAAGTGATTTCATAACAGCACCACCTGCAGAAACAGGATAGCTAAGCGCTATTGTTCCAGTAGATGTAATCGTGCCACCAGTTAAACCTGTACCTGCAGTAATGCTTGTTACAGTTCCTCCATTACCAAATTTCAAGAAATTAAAACTTGTAACGTCAACAGCAACAATTGTATTAGTGTTATACCATCCTGTTCCTGCTAATGTATTACCGTTTTGAACAACAATAACACCCGTGTCATTAATTTCTGTCGGTGTATCATAATCAGTATCACGAGTTAACACCCAGTTAGTCGCCCCAGATCCAGCATTTGTGACAACATAAATTCCTTCATTTGCTGCTGTCATTCCTGTAGCTGTATTTTTAATTAAAACGCTAGAACCAACAGGTGGATTAACACCATCTAATGCGAAAGTTGCTTGAGTACCTGCATTAGTAAGAGTTGCTCCAACACCAGCTCCTACTTGTGTTACGGTTCCAAGTGTTGCTGCGGATGCTGCATAAACGGAAGTTCCTGACAGTGAATTATTATCAACATAATTTTTTGTCGCTGCATCTTGTGGATTTGTAGGATCGACAACATTAATTATGGTATGCGTACCCATATTTAATGTTTGTCCTAGTGTTCCCAATGCTGTGATATTTCCTTGAACCGCAGCAGGAAGTGTTGAACTAATTGCAGGGATGCCGCCTGCGCCGGTAATCAATACTCCATTGTTTGCTGTTGCCAATCCTGCAACAACGTTTGCAGATGAAGAATAGAGAAGTTGATTGATTGTGGTGGTTAACGGATAAGCAGCAGTTGACCATGCAGGTGTTCCGCTTGCTGTTGCAGAGAGGAAAGTTCCCGTTGTTCCTGATCCTGCTAAAATAGAAGGAACGCCCGTATTACTTGTAACTAATACACCACCATTTCCTGTCGCTAAACCCGTAACCGTATTCGTTCCAGAGGAATAGAGAAGTTGATTGATTGTGGTCGTAGTTGGGTAAGTGGCAGTTGTCCAACCGGGAGCTGTCGTTCCTGTGGATTGGAAGATTTGCCCTGAAGAACCTACTGCAGAAATTGCCATTGCAGAAGCACCGGAGTAAACAACACCACCCGCAGCTGCTGTTAACGCCGCACCCGTTCCACCTTGTGCCAAAGAAACAGGGATTGTGATATCAGATGCTGCCATCCATACAGCTGTTGCTGCGTTACCACTTGTCGTACAGACATAGAGAATGTGATTCGTAGTATCCCAACACATCTGGTAAATAACACCAGCCACAGAACCGTTAGGATTTCCAGCGTTATTCAAAACCATATTGGCTAAGAACAATGTGAAAACCTGTCCTAATGTTTCCTGTACCGACGTTCCTGCTTGAACAGCTGCAATAATATCCGCAAGGTTCGCATTAGTAACCGTGGGTAATTGACTAAATTTTTCATTTGCCATATTAACATCCTTGTTAATTCGTAATTAAAAAGTTTCCATCTTCCGTAATTAAATTTTTACTATCCTCTGTTATCAAATAAGTTGATATCGGAGGCAGTTGTGAACTTGTCAATTTATCCTGTCCCACAAAAAGTGAATCAGTCAAAACATTAAAGTTCACCCCAAATGTAAAAAAGTTACGGGACTGCATAGAGTGCTATCCCCACATCTTGTCCAGTTGCATTGTTATTAAAGCAACTGATCGTATCACCTGCTTTGACTTTCAATTGCGCTGGCAATAAGAATGAGTTGGTACTTGCAAATGTAGAACCTGCAGGAGCCGCCGCTGTATGATTAACAGAAACCCAAATATCAGAACCGGGCTGAAATGAAAACACTGCAATCCAATTTTCATTACTGGATGGAACCGTAATACTTTGCGCAACACCCGATGCAATCGTTGCTGAATACATCAAATCAGACAATGCAGGTGCATACGCAGGATAACCCTGCACATCTCTTCCAAAATTTAATTGGATCATAGTAAAGTCCTTTTACTTATAATTTGAAAAATACATTCCCAAATGTTGTCGGTTGTAAAACATTAAATGGCGTACTACTTCCTGTAGACGATGTTGTTGTATTTGAGCTATTCGTATCGTTATGTCCGCCACCGGAACTTAAAATATTTGGAACCAAAGAAATCGGAACCGTATGCGTATGTGCAACAAGTTCTGCAAGAGTCATCTGGTGAGCGCTTTCACCCATATAGATGCCAAGTGCAGGCACCACACTATTCGTTCCACTTCCGTTAGAACTAAATGTAACGAGTGGTGAACCTGCATTCGCATTAATAAGATTTGCTGCTAACTGAATGGCAGTCGTACTATTTGTTGGGTTATAGACATAATAAATTGTATTAGCGGATAACCCTGTAGGTAATCCACCTGTTGTTGTTAACTGTAAAGCCGTACCGGTTGTTAAAATAATTCCAGCAGGATTTGTTAAATTCAATATTGTATTGCTCGTACCGAATGCGACTGTAAATACGAGAGCTGTGTTAAATGCAGGATTTAATCCCGCAACAACACGGCCTAAATTTCTTGTTAAAGTTATCGTTTTATTCGCGGTGAAATCAGTATAAGCGGCAGCGGTAGTATTTCCCGGAGAAGTTCTTCCCCCAGATACTGGCGCCCAGTTATCTAAAACACTTGTGTAAATTAAATTGTAAAGAGGCCACGTATCATTATTAGCCCTTGATGTTGCAGATGATGAACTATTGCCAATCGTTCCGTCATTCGCTGGAACCCAACCAAACGGAAGAAATGAATTTAAACTTGTTCTATAGTCACCTGTTCTTGGTGAATCGATAACCGTTCCGATTTGATCGTAAGTATCAAAATCATTATCAGGAACCGTATCACTTAAATAGATTGATGGCTTTGTGTGGTTAATATTACAAGTAACCGCTAAAGGATACTGAACTTGAATGAAGTAAGCATCATCACCACCAGCACCTAAACTTGCAGTTGATGCATCAGGAAATGTGAATGGCACTATGAACTTCTGAAAATCATTATTTAAAATGATCCTCTTAATTAAAACCGGAGCAGGCTGTGAAAGCGCACCTGTTCCTAAGAATTGATAGATGTAAAGATCAAGATAATTATTTGGATTTCCCGCAACATTCTGAGCTTGAATTACAAGAGAAGCTGTTACGTTCTGTAATTGTTTTACATGCAAGGATACAGGATATTGAATACACTTTTGTGTTTCACCTGCTTGCGCACCATTACATTGAAATCCTAAGAAAAATTCTGGAGTAATGTCATTATCAAGTTGTTCTGTCATCAAACTAAATGCTATTGCATCGTTTGCGCCTGTCACATTCTTCAAGAAACGAATATCACCATTCGTATAACCATCATGCTGGCTAGGCGCAATAATTTGATTTAGTACGTTAGTAGCATTCAAAGAACCAATATTACGCCAGTAAGTATTATTGATAATGTAATTGCGAAACGTAGGAGATGTTGCCGTTGGCGAAACATTCGATGGCGTGAACGGAAAGTTTTCTCGCGTAAATTGCAACGTAGCAGGATTACCGTTTGAGTCCACACTATAAACTGTTATGTAATAAGCTTCAGGCGTATTCTCATCACTTTCTTCAAACGGGTAATAAAATGGAATTACGTCATTTCCGTTTGGATCTTGAATCGTTCCAACAGAACTTAAGGAAAGAGGGTTATCTAAGGGAATGTAAGTATAAGCGCCCGGTGTTCCTGTTTGGTAATACCAGTTCTTGTAGGTCTGTCTTGCCGTATCAACGAATAGCGATACGATGCCGCCTGCCAATGGAGTACCGAGGACTTTGTCCACGATATAATCCTGTAGCATCGGTGCAGCAATAAGTAAATCTGGATTAATAGCCATTCCTTGACTCCATTACATCCACATCAATCCGTTGATAGCTAGAGTATAAACTATCTCTTTAAATATTTTGACAACATTTCCATCCCTTTCGGAGCATTCATAAGCATACCACCTGCAATGGCTCCCGGTACTCCACCCATAAGGCCGCCACCTAATGCACCCGTTAAAGTTTTAGCGTGCTTTGAGGCAAAATTTGCATACTTAGATCTCTTAAGCATTTTATTTGCCCATGCTTCCATATCGGATGAAACGATCTTGTCAAATCCCTTGGTCTGCTTAAGATCGAGAATTGTTTTAGCCATTCCTTCTGCATCACCTTCAGGCACTTTCATTAGTGCGTTATAGAGAACATTACGCGCGCCACTCGGTCCGATATCTTGCAAAATCTTTTGAGTGTTAACGTTAGGTCTTCCAAATGTTTTAGTAACCTGTTCAGGTGTAACTTCGTTTATACGTTTTGGATCCAATAACTTTTTAATCGTCGTTCCAGCCTCTTCGTAAGGAGCAACATTTTTCGCATATTTAGTTCTGAACTCTGTTTCAAGGTTCTGCATTTTATCGGGCAACGTTTGCATGAAGTTTTCTTTGTCAGACAATAGATTTTGTCTATTAGCAGATAACGCTTCCAGTTTAGCTTCGCCTGCATCATCAATTGTTTTAGCCTTAACGCGAGACTCGAGAGTTCTAATTCTTTTACCTAATGCAGATTGCAATGCGTCGTAGTTAGCAAGATTCGGGGTATCTTCAAAAGCATTATGCAACTGCAAAAGCTTTCCACGTGAACCATACATATCGGTAACGCCTTCTTCTCCAAAATATGCACTATTTCTTTTGGTAGGCATTAACAGAGCGTCTTCAATCTTGGACGCCGCTTTCTCAGATAGTTCTGGAATGTTGAATATGTCCTCACTCTTTTCAAGGAACGAGTCAACACTTCCGGTTTTTCGATAATCTTTGAGGGCTTTGGCTAACGCTGCCGATTGACTTTCGCCAAACTCAGCACCCGGTTCAACCATATGAGCAATTTTAGGGAGATTCCCTTCAGGAAGATTAGCCTTGTTCACATCAAAGATGTTCGTCTTTCCCTCTTGACTGTAAAGTTCGTTCTTAGGAATTAAAGCCTCTTGTTTTGCAGACTCTTTTCCCATTTGAACGCGTTTACCTAATTCGTTAATATTCTCGGTGCTAGTTCCTTCGCCCAACGTTCCACGGAATTCTTCGGCTGCCTTGCCTGCTTGAGATGGCCTAAAATAATTGATGCCCTTAGCAATAATAGGCTTAGCCATTGCAGCACCTTCGCCTAATAACTTCATGCCCGGACCACCTGCGGCAGCACCGATCATTTCATCAAGCATCTTCTTATTTTCAGGCGTTCCCGGTTGGAATTGCGGCATATGACGCGGCATTTTTCCGAGAAAAGTATCTACCATCTCACCTTGATCAGGTGGTTGTTTTCCTAGCGGTTGATCGCGGTGGAATTGATCGCCTTGATCTTCCATTGCTTGCGCGCCGCCTTTTCCTGAAGGAGGAGTAGGATTTTGCTGGTTTTTATAAACACCCCAGTCAATATCATCATTGAAATCACCCATTGCGCCGCTCATCATAATGGTTTAGCTCCTTTTCTGAAGGCAGACTCAACCTTCCCTTTCTTAATTGGCATCTGAACATAACCCCCTTTTCCATCGGGAACGTTCATCATGAATACATTTTTTTCGCTCTTGCTTGGACTATAAGTGCCGGTTGCTTGAATCGAGGCGATTGCTTTCGGTGTAGTGTAAAGAGGCCAATTCCCGAGATTGCTTCCCTGATAACTTTTGCCATCTGAAGAAATCAATGGGAAGTCTTGCTGATAAGCAGACCACAATAAATCAGCATCCGTTTTCTTAGCACCGCTTTGGGGATTACCCAACGTGGAGAGAAATTTGCTTTTCTCCATGATTCGATCATTCACGCCATTCACCCATTGGGTTTGTGTAGCGCGCGCATCATCCGTCATGGTTCTATCAAACTTCATTTTGGATGCCATGTTCATATCAAGGTTTGAGAACCGTGCAGAACCCATCGCATCTTTCAATGTCTCTATAGCAGAGGGCAACATTTGTAATGCAGAACGGTCTGCGGTTTGCTCAGGTGATAGATCACCGGGCGGTGATAGAAATCCAGAGCTAGGCGCGTGCCCTAAACGAGATCCCTTATAGAATGATTTATCCATAGCTTGGTTAAATACGCTAATGGCTTGGTTCATTGAATTAGCTGCATTCGCTTCTTGAATAGAGCTAGCTAATCCCTTCTGGAATTGGTCATATTGATCTTGCTGTTGTTTCTTGGCATTTTCCATTTTAGGCGTGAACGTATCCATGCCTAACATCATTTTATTAAAGATGTCTGCTTGCGTTAGTTGCGGCGTTTGAATGCCATAAATTCCATTAGGAGACGCAGGCGCCTGCATGCCTTGAGGTTGTGTAGCCGCTCCACCTCCCATTGCAGGAGACGATCCACCTGTAGGCTGCATTCCGGGTTGACCCATACCTCCACCACCACCTGCAGCCGCGGCACCTGTTTGTCCGTTTTGACCAAGCTGAGCTTTTAAATAGTTCAACTTCAATAAATTCTGTTGTGCTTCAATAGAGGCTTGTTGGGTTTGTGCGTTTTGTAAGGCAATATCCGATGCAGTTTTCTTGCCATACCATTGGGTTTGCTGGTTAGCTAAACCTGTTTGAGCGCCTCTTAATCCAATTTCGGATTGCCAGATTTTAGGGTTCCATTGATTTTCCTGTTGGGCTTTGGTTAAAGCCTGACCTGCCATTGGTTCTGCATACTTGGCCTGAACTGCTGCTATTTGATTAGCCAGTATCTTTGCCTGCATATCTTGAGGAAACATCATGGCGCTTTGCCCGAGCTTTTGCCCACGCTCCATTCCCACCAGCATAGGGTTCGCTTCATCAAAACTGATTCGCTGAAAGTCTGGGAATTGAATAGCCATTACATGCTTCCCCCTACGCCTTTACCGATGTTCCATCCTGCCATAGCGCCTGTCGGACCCCCAAACATTCCGCCTGCAACAGCGCCCGCACCGCCTAACAGAGTGCCCCACATACCGCCGCTGTGCTGATTTTCTGCGTTCTGGCTCTCATAGGCTAGCTTCGCTTTTTGAGCCAGTATAGAGGCCATATCTTCGCCCATAGCCATTCCGGTTTTGGCACCCGTATCGTATAGACCTTGTTGGCCTTGTAAGCCTGTGCCGTACATGCCTAAAGCATGGCCTAACCATTGGTTGTAATCTTGGTTCGCAAGCCCTGTCGCAACGCCCATATTTTGTTGTTCGTGCTGGGGAGACCCTGCCATACCACCTGCGGCTGCGGCGTGATTTCCACCTTGAAGAGCTTGCTGGAGGGCAAATTGAAAACCGGGTGATTGATGATAACCTGCGCCAATCTCATTGAGACGGGCGCCGGGATCGTTAATTAATTTACCGTATTGATCTTGAAGACCGGGCAGAGCTTTCTGCCCAGCATTGATATAGGGACTTAAATACTTATCCAACATGCCTGGCATTTGGTTCATGTAATCCATGCCAGCATCGCCTGGGTTTTTCCAGTTACCGCCTAGCATGCCCATAGCACCCGTGGCGAGTCCTGCGCCTCCTGCGGTCATCCAATTAGCTAAATCACTAGGCATACGTAATTCCTTTTACGTTAGAGTGAAGGTCTTGGTCGCAGTTACAATAGGCGGACCAATAGATGATAATATAATACCTTTAAAAGCATTATTGGTACTATCATATATTATGTTACCAATTGCAGAGCTAATACCTCCAAGCAGTGCAATATTCGATGCACTCTGAGGAGGAACCACAATCCCTTCTGGCTTAAAGTTGGTCTGTAAAGCCATTGTTAATTGTTGAAAATATAAAACCCACTGTGAAGTCATATAGCCGTTTTTATCCACCACTTGTGTGTCTCGTGGTAGATCAGGAAATATGGCTTGTTGTTTATTCGTTTGTGTTGTCATTGTCTTACGTTTACGACTCCATCCGTTATTACAAAACGTCCTATTCCCCAAAACCTAAACTGGCATACCAAATCATTTGCTATTCCTAATTGCCACCACGCAAGCTTGTTTTTACGCTGTCCAATAGGAGGTAGATATTGAGCATCATAGCTACTGAAATGCTCGCCACCATCAATCGAAATCGATAGATCAACACGTGGTACCGTATGCTCAATAAAGTCTTGCTCTGAAATAAGATTAAAGAAATCAGTCGTGTCAACTTGTTGGGATACAAGGTTTTGTCCATCCTCTGTTATTAGTATTTCACCGTCTTCAGTCGTAAAGAAAATCGGACCACCTTCGGTAATATATTTCTTACCATCTTCCGTAATTAAATAAATTGGACCGAGGTCTTGATCAAGATAATTTGTGTTACCCGACTCAATCGTAAAACCAATATCATTTGCGATAAAATATTCTTGTTTGTTATTCCGAATCGCTTTGCAAGTTCTTATACGTGGAATTTCTTTACCGTCATAAGTCGTGAAGATAGTATCGAAAGCATATAAATTACCGTTGTTTTTCGATATAAAATAATATTGATTATTGAAGAACGCCACTTCTGCTGCAATGAAGTAATTATTAAGCTCATCACATGCATGATAAATTTTAAATGAACCGTCTTTTAGAAAATCCACGAAGAAAGACAAATTATCCGAATAGAAATTAATGTGATAAAAGATATGACCATCTTGCCTAAAAATAAAACCTTGAGAATCCTGTGGGTTTTGCAAATTCGATAAAACGTAATCAAAACCATCCGTTGTAATTTGCTGTGGCATTCCACCATCAGAATACATAAGAACCGGACCCGCTTTCTCATTAATAGAAAGCCATACAACAATTTCATCCATCGATGCAATTGTTGCAGGATTCAAACATCCATAATCCACATTGAATGATGTGTTTCTTTGGTAAGGGAACAGTTGATATCCAACGTCAAACCAAGGTTCTGTAACCGTTCGACCAAACACAAAGATCATATTACCTTTGCTTGGGAACCTAACAACAGCTTGGGTATTATCGGGTTTTGTTTGTAGCAGACCAATGCTTGCTGCATCATCAGGCCATGATAATCCGTTGTTTTGTGCTGACAGGCGCCACGTATTATTTGCAGGAGGCGAATAGAAGCCATCTGCACTAGCAGCGCATAGAAAATAAGTATCATGAAAATCAATAAATCCCGGAATAAAGGATGTCGTAACAACCTGAAAACTTGGGCTTTGAGTCGGGTCATAAATATAAAGTGAGTTGCTATCAGAAAAAAGAATTTGAGGCTTATTATTCTCTGCTATATAGACAACACCTTTCGTTGTTTGCAGTTCACCAATCTTCGTTACTTGGCTTGACGTTACAACTTGTTGCTGTTGATCAAAGGTTAAATTCACCAAATAAACATTGCTATCAACAACAGTAATTAATCGACCTAATTTAACACTCGAATGAATTCCTCTACCCTGTTTTCCACCACCAAATACACTTGCAGCAATGGCTAGTTGATATCCCGCATAGGGAACCATCCATCCATCAGAGATAAACATATTGTAAGTTTTTTCAATCGAGATTTTTGGATAGCGACCGAAGGTGGAAGAACCTACTATGTTTAAAGGCATTTCGATATGGGTTTGAGACCTATTTATCATTATGGCCTCCAACCGTGTCCGATATTCACATCTCCGAAGTTAATGCCGGAACCGCGCGTTAGGATTGAACTCTTACGAATTGAAAGATCAGGAGGGCTCACATCCATAAGTTGTCTTTCGATTGCTTTTAGAATCCCTTTAGACTCTGGGTTCATAATGATCCCATATTCAGAACACATGTATTGCGCCAAAGCATAGCGCAAATATTCCAAATAGGATGGGTCATAGGTTAGGAGCATGTTCGTATCAAGGCTTACGTCTTGAAGACCGAATTTACCCATAATCTTGATGGGGTAATTTCCTTGCGGCAAGAAATACATATAAATCGAGCCGCCACCCAGAGAACGATTGAAGTACCAATTTGATGGCAAGCTATCGATATTATCGATACGGCCTGTACCAAAATAGGAACTTCGTGTCGTAAAGTCTGTCGGGTAGCGAACCTGATCAATATTAAAAGTCAGTGTTTCAACCGCGAATAAATTCGGGATGAAATACTGCTCTTGCCCAATAACTGCGGGAAACTCGTAATACGTCCAGTACGGAATCAAATCAATCTGTATAGACTTCCAGTCCAGTAACGCATTTAAAAGAAAAAGGCCATCCGTGGCTTGGTCACCCGTAACGCCTTGCAGCCTACGGGCGACTATCCCTGAAAGAAACCAAGAACGCGTTATCAATTGACGTGCTGTATAAGACATTGATAGCCATCCTTGAGTTACCTAAAAGTTAAGAAAGCGTCACGTAATATCCATTAATCAATATCGAGACGGCATCGCTTGAACTGGTAACCTTATAATCGATTTCTGGTTTGCTCGAACCCACACCAACATTAAGAACAATGTTGTTTGTCTGAGCAACGCCCGCTGCAATACCCACAATCGTCGGTAAATTAGCTGTCGTTCCGGTATAACCTGTAGGTCTGAAAGTAACCACATCGCCTGCAGCTGCAGGAATGAAAGTAACCGTCGCTACGGCAATAACGAAAGGATCGGTCGTTGTTGGGATTGGAGTCGACAAGTCAACTGCAGTAAAGCTCGTAGCATTACCACCGCTTAGAACACTAACCGCAGGTTGTAAGAAATAACCTTTGTAGTAGTTAGCATTTAAGACAGAAGCTGCTTGAAAGTTGCTGCTAGAAGTTGTGACCATACCAATCAAGCGACGTGAGTCGTAACCTAATGGTAATAAAGGCGCAACGTTAGCTTGCAAGCTTATCAGCCCAGATGGTGGATGCTTGTTGCTTGAATCTGCAATAGCCCAGAGATTGTAATTTGCAGCGGCAAGGATTGTTCCAAAGTCCAATCCGCCCGCACCATTTACCGCTGAATTCAAGTAAAGTGGTACGTCGTATTCCATATCAATATTGTCATTAAAGTCTCGGCACATGCCAGGGGCAATAGCCATAACCGTGTTTGACGCAACTGATACGTTCATCCCGCTGATATACAAGTGGGGAATCTGTTCTACCGGTAAATTTTGAATCGTCATCGTAATCTCCTAAATTAGTCTATTAAGCCTGAGTTAAGGGAATGATGACGCGCATGGAGTAGATATCTACTACAAGCGAACCGTGAGTTTCGTCATAGATAATACCCTTCTGGTTGGCGCCCAAAATAGAACCGTAAGTCATACGAAGAGAAACGGCTGTTTCAGGATCGTATTCGTTTGCGGTATCGAATGGACGTTGATCAGGTAATTGTGGCATTGCAATGTAGAATGCATCACCGCCTACTACTAAACCTGCTCTGTGCGAAGGAACAACGGTAATTTGCATACCGGGTTGCAACGCTTGGTTCAAGTTTTGTGTTTGGCCGCCTGCCCAATTCAACGGAGGATTGATATTGATGGTGACATTACCAGAGGAGTTGGAACCCGCATCTGCTAAGGCACGCATTTGGACTTTATTTGCAGACACTTTGTGACCGATATAGGTCAGGTATCGCATGTTGTTAAAGCCTGACACGCCATCATTGAACTGGAATAAGTCACCAGATTTGATTGCGTTAGCATCGGATGCTGAAGCACCAGAGAATGTTAACTGAGTAACATTTTGTCCGCTTGGGTCGTTCACACTAACCAAGGTTAAAACCGTACCGTTATTACCTACGTTTCCAGCGAAGTGGATAGGTAATAAGTTTGATTGGTAGTATTTAACGCGAGGCGTACCGAACTCACCCACTTCCCAAGACATAGCAATTTCATTGTTACGTTCTGGTGCGAATTGATTTAAACCGGTACCAACGATAGCAGGATAAACCGTATCTGGCAGATAAACCTTAATACCGTGTTGTACGGAACCAAAGTTTTTGAAGAGCATTATCATTTGAGCCAGCTGATTATAGCTGGTCAATTGAACCTGTCCGTCGCCGAAATAGCGGAAAGGACCAGACTCAGTATGCAATGCACCTGTTGGGACTGATTGACCTTGTGAGTTAACCGTCATAACAGGAACCGCTGATACTGCGTTCAGAGCCAAGTTGCCTTCAACTTCGTTTGCAAGTTCTGTTAGGAACGATTTGCCGAATACTTCAATGTATTCATCTTCGCCTTTTTCCAAGTTGAAGATACGTTGTTGGGCGGTAACGGTGAATGAAGAGTTGAATGCCTGATCGCAAGTAAGCGTTTGAACTTGTTGTACAGCGGGTTGCCATGCAACGACCAAACCTGCGGAGGTGGTAGCTCTTGGAGGTGTGTCAAAGGTAACACTGGATCCAAGGTTAGCCTGAATCTTTTCGAAGTCTTTAAACTTGGTGTTTGCAGTAGCTACAAAACAGCACAAGTTTTGCAACAAGCCTAGAGACGATCTTTGATACGTCTGTACTTGTTGTAAAATATTATCTGCGTATAAAGCCATTGTAATTGCTCCTAACTATCATTCCATGAATAGTTCGGATAATTACGGCGTGCTTATACTCTGTATTTCCTACGATAGTCACTTACAGAGAGCGCACCTTTATTATCCGTTCCGGCGTTAGAAGGTCGCATCTGACTTAGTGGTTCATTAGGAGCTTTGAAATTGGCGCCTTGTGCATTCGTCTTGATAGACTCTGACAAGCGTCTCATTTCGGCCATTGCAAGGTTGGGTTGTCGACCCGCTCTCATGTCAATGTCGATTAGGTTTTGAATCGATCCAATCTTGGAGGGATTCTTAACCAGTTCGAGCATGACTTCTCTTGTATTATCCACCATGTTCGCTAATTGAACGTGATAGGGAATACTGCGTAAGTCTAAACCTGATTCTTGTACCGTTTTCTCGAAGGCTTGCATACCGCCTTCACCTGCACCGATCTTTGTGAAGAACTCAGAAGCAATCCGTTGCGCGTTTTGTTCCTCCGCACTCCGTTGCGACTCTTGTTGCCACTCATTCCTTAAGCGCTGAGCCTCTTCCGCAGCCATTCGCCTGAACTCGTGTTCTGACATTCCATTGTACTGAGACGATTGTTGCGGCTGCTGCCCCTGCGGTTGCTGATAAGGCGTCTGCTGGTGCTGCGGCGTTTGGGGTTGTTGATGCGAAGACATTGCTGTCTCACGTCTAAACCTTTCAATTGCCTCGGACTTTGCACGTCCTACAAGTTCATTTACTTCTGACTGTTTAAAAGTTCGTTCTGCTTCGGCTGGCGCTTGTGATGGCGAAGACGAAGGTGTTACAGGTACTCCGGCACTAGAACCTTGAAAATTCTGGCCTTCTCCATTTACCATTTCTGTCATGTGATTCCCTTCTGACTGTTAACCCCGTCACGGTATTGCCTCTCATATCGCAAGAGTCTCGACTAGTTTATCGTCATGATAGGCATAGTTGCCTTGGCTGTTACCCCGCCACGGTTATAGGCTCCGTTAGCTAACTTCGCCTGCCTCACATATCGCATGAGTCTCGTCTATTTATCCCCGATAGATCGGTTATTAATACTTTAAATCTTGACAACCTATTAGTCAACATATAGCTTAGGCGCTTTTTCGTTTTCAAGATGTGACTCTATCCCAAATCTTATTAATGATATCTGCTTGCTTTGGCGAGAAGTGCGTGTGGCATTCCATATCTGAAATAAAAGTTATTTCCCAGTCGGATAAATCTTCTTGTCTATTAAGAATATCCGCCACCATTGTCTCTAATTCACTATGATCCATTCTTCAAGCGTTCCTTAATTTCGTCTTGGATATACCAAATTGCCTTGCGTAAGTCCTCAATGCTTGCGCCTTTGTGGTCGCAACGCCAAAGGTACTTTATTGCGTTACCAACATTGAATGAATGGTGACGGGTTATATCTATGCATTCAATACGACGCCCACATTCGCATTTAGCAGGACTATTATTATAATGCGGAGGATGGTTAACATTATCTTGGGCTTGCATTTTGTAATGAGGATCTCCTACATATTCTTTTGCTAAAGGTCCGGGTTCACAAGATAAGCCATTAATGCTTCTTTGATTGTGAACAATATCGTCCTCTACTGATAAACGGTCACGCGACAATCCCATATCTTCTTCCTTAACTCTGTTTCCACAATTCCCACAAAAGTCCTTGGTGAACCATATGGGCACCTTATAATCATTACAAAAAGAACAAGTCATTTCGTTACTTTTTCTTATGTAAGCCTTTAAGCGTTTTAGCAAGGGATGCTTCCTTACGAATGGTGGGGTTTTTACTATGTTCGGCTTTTTCCATCTTCTTAGCGGGGATTTTCTTGCCTTCAGGAACGCCTAACTCACGGTGTAGTTTTCCGGGATGCTTGATAGCTCCCTTGATCCATTTCTTCTCTGCCATTGTGTTCTTCCTTATTCGCTATTCGCGAATCGCAAATACTATCTTCATACCAACCAGCTCCTATCTTTCCACCACGCAACTCGGGAGGAAGCGTAGGTTTCTGCTTGGGCATTTTAAAACTGCCATTGACCATTATTTCTTACGAGATCCAATCTTGGCATGTGTGCTTTTGATATTCGGACCATCTAGTGGTTTGCCTTTATCTGATGTTGAATGTGGCTTAACAGGACGCATGGGTTCTTCATATGATGGTTTTACAGCTTTACTTGGCATAGGGCTTTTCTTTCGCATTTTAATCTCCTTAGTTAACTTTAACGACCCAGTCGGTGGCTTGTAAATCATCGACACTCGGAGTGTAGGTTTGAACGTTCGGTTCAACCGTCTTCCCTGTAGATGCTATCAACCAAATGTAACTTTGATTTGATAATACCGTAGCATAATATCCAGACCACGCAGGGCGAATCAATTTCTTTCCCAATAGCATATTATTTAATGCATCTGAAAATATCATTGTGCCCTCGCTCTTTCAGCTCTGTCTTCTTTAGAAGAATGAATGTTGTGATGAACTTCAATGGCCTCTTTGAAGTGCCTGTGCGTCATATCGTGTTTCTTCATGGCCAAGTCTACTTGTCTTGAGAATCGTTCCGCCTCGGCCTTTATTCTTTGCGTTAAGCTATTCTCTTTAGCGATAGCCATATCCGATAATACTTTCAATTGATCCTGCTTTAATTTCTGCATATCAATTTGCAACTGGCCTTGATGCATTTGCCCTTTCATTTGGGTTTCTTGTTGCTTTTGTTGAAGCTTCGCCATCTCAATTTGGTTCTTAACGACTTGAGGATTGTTCTGCATTTCTTGTTGTTGCTGTTGTTGCATCATTGCCTTTTGCTTAGCCAACTCTTGCTGCCAGTCTTCGACCATCATCTTCAATTGATCGATACCGCGTATTTCGATGTTATCAAGCAATACGCTTAAGCCCTTCTCGTTCATGAACTGCGCGAACAATGGTGATGCTTGTTGTAATGCAATCAACTGCTGTAATGCGCGAGACTTTTGAATTTGGAAGGAAACACCGGCTTCAACGCGAACGTTAAGTACATTCGTGTCGTAGAACATATCAACGCCTTTGTCCTGATTAATTTTCACGTAATCAGCTTTACCATCAATTCCCATAACAGGAATGGTTCGAGGCGTTTTGTAATACTTCGGAATGAGATCGACGATTATTTCAGCAACTCTTTGCAAGCCTTGTAAAAAGCCCACGATGTAAGGCATAGCAGCGGAATTAGATTGAGTTGCGGCCTCCACAATTGCCACGCCACTAAGCTGATTGTCATTAATCCCGAGAGAAGCATCGTAGCTTCCCAAAATGTTCTGTATGAGGGAATCGGTAGATGCAAAAGTCTGCACAACTTCAGGAGGAGTCGGTACACGCTGTATTTCCCTTATTGGATTCGGTATTGGTTTGTCGGGGTCTTGTTCAAAGAACGCATTAAACACCATGTTAGATGGCTTCTGCATATCCTTATAGGAATTGAGCCAGTCCATTTCTTTTGGCAACGCTTCTTTAGCGACAAGGAATTTGTGCTGGACGATATTTTCCATTTCGTTAGCAAGCGTGATACCTGAGAAGTTCTTAAGTTTTTGTGCGCCTTTAGCATGGTAAACATAAGGACGTGTGAACTGCTGAACGGCACCCGATGTTTTCGGGTTCTTTAACATGATGGAATTACCATCGAAGAACACTAGCGGGAAGAAGGTGAAATCAGTTTCAACATACTCAATAACCTCTGTTTCAATACAACGATAACGACATACCGTTTCAAGGTTCGTCCATCGCATTTTACCTTTCGTAGCAGGAGGCATATCAATACGACCTGAACGATCCCACTCTTCAAGCAGCGCTTCATATTCTTTTACCGTCATGACTTGGTTATTCACCAATTGAACGATCTTAACTTCACGCTTTTTCTTCTCGTAGTAGTCGGCAACAATTAGAATCTTTTCATTACCGTTTAGATATGACCAATTGAACCCACCAAATGAACGGTTAAAGCTAACCTTATCAACGCGAATCTTTGGGTTTTCTTCTTTGAATGTTTCTAGTTCTCTAGGGAACAATTCAAATTGATATCTCCCGTCACCTTTATGTGAATAGCGTGCTAATTGATCCCATCCGCATAAGGTTGGATCAAATACCCTGTCCCAGTTTATGACTTGATTAAAAGCATTCGGACCGATGGGAGCTGCGTAATCCGTCCAGAGTTTAGCGGCTGAAAAACCTCCGCTATAAATATCTTTCATGATTTCCCATCTACTGTGATGGTTCTTGTTGTCGCGCAATAGATGACGAACATGCGCCTCTACAACGTGAACGGTAGTAGGATCGGCTTGATCTTCGTCTTCCGCTCCAACCGAAATAGAAGGTTCCTGCTTTGAGAATTCACCCATTAAACGCGATATGTAAGCCTCGGTCACATTGAACTCTATTTGAGGTTTAGATAGCTGCGTTAGGAGAGTTATATCGTCTTGGGTAAGAGAGGTTTCAAAGATGAAACGTCGGAATTCATGATAGCGCTCATAGTTAGGCTTAAAAGCCTCGTAAGAATTCTTTACATTCTTTTTGATGCGCTCAAGTTGGTCTTGATGAGTTTTAGCCACTTCCATGTGCTTTCCTTCTTAAGTAGTCTACATGCTGCTGTCCTTGCATCATGCTGGAGGCCAATTGATTATAGTCTACCTTTGTCGCCACTTGGTGAACTATTATTTTATCAATGAAAGCCGCATTAACCGCATCGTAACAGGTATCCGCTATATCATCGAACTTGTGCGTATTGTTTGCCGTGATATCTGTCATATGGTCTAAACACATTTTCGTATGTTTTGCAAGCAATGGCAATGAAACTTGTTTAGCAGCGATATATTGCTGCATGTCAATGAAACGTTGGGTCTTAGAACCTGACTTAACGGTTCTGTCTATGCCGATTACCTTAAGCCCTTGAGTGTTTTTCAGTACGGAGACTAGGGTTACCCCTGTAGATTTCTTTTCTATTATTGCGCATTGTGGTTTAACCGTGAACGACATGCAGCTTGACCAGAAATCCAAGAACTCTCCTTCTAGGTCTTTAGGTTCGATTTGAAGCTGGCGGCAATCCAACCAATGCAACGCATAAAGGTTATCGACCTTGACATTCTTGTGCTTTATTTCGTATAGACCCCAGAATGAGAACACTGTCTTGTCGTTCCATTCCTTCTCAGTTTCGGAAGTATCAACGGTAATGAATGTCGCAAGGATATCGGGGAACTTTTCAAGTAAGGGGAAATACTCATCCTTGTAGAGACCACCACCTGCAGGTATTGGGTCTTGCTGGTATTGTGATGCGAAAACGTAAGGCTTGAACTGCTTCATCTTAATAAGCGTTTCACGCGGCATCACTTCTGGATAGCGAGCGTTGCCCGCATCATCCAAAGCCTTAATATTTACGTGGTTCCACTTATTACCGTCTTCACCATTTAAGAGGTAAGTGAATAAATCGTCTTGGTGGAGCCTTTGCCCAATAACAACGATGGGGACACTGTGACCACGACAACGTGGGGCAATTGTTTCGATGAAATTTCTTTTGACCTTTTCTCGGATAACGTCACTATGTATTTCGTCTGGTTTATGGATATCGTCAACAAAAACACCTCCTGAGTAACGATCCAAACCAGGTAAACCAGCATCACGACCTGTAACCGGACCAGAAGAGCCGAAAGCAGCGACAGCACCACCGTTGATGGTCTTAAAGAAATCCTTCGCAGAGCTTTCACGGTTGATCTCAACATTAAATAATTTCCTGTATATGGGTAACATCATCGTTTGTTTAATGGTGTGAGTATGACTTGACGCTAGTTCATGGGCAAAAGAAATGTAGAGTTCATTGCTATCGGGATACCACGCTTTCGCCCAGCAAATGAAGTTCTTAATCAATTCGCTTTTAGACCAACCGGGAGGACAATTAATAAGAAGATGCGTAACGCGCCCAAAGAAAACATCTTCAAGCGCACGACATATTTCAAGAAAGTGCGACTCATTAGAAACGGGATTGCTAATGATAAAGTCGCGCCCCGTTCTCTCCTTAAATATGAAGCGATTGAAAAGAAAGAAATCAGACAGCAAATCAACCCGGAGTTGATGTAGATCGTCCATGATCATCGCCCTTTAATTTAGTAACCTCTGAGCGTGCTTTCTCTAAAGATGAATCGACACTATCATCTTTAACATCATTGTTAACCCGACCATATTCAGAAGGATGCCTACGTTCTAATTTCCAAGCAGCAGCCTGCCAATGTACATCTGCCGCGTTATCAATCTTCTCAAGCCATTTCAATGCAGCATAAGATTCAACGCGTTTTACATCGCAATAAAACTCGTAATAAATTCTATCAGGATGAAATTCAATTTGTTCTTCGAATAGATGAGCAAGAGGTTCTCCCTTCTTCATCCAATCACGGAATGTTTGATAGGCAATACCTGCATATCCGCAGGCAAGTGTATAGGTAGCGCCTTTAGCAAGCGCTGTCAGTATTTTCTCTTTCACGCCCGGCTTTTGAAGCTTAAGCGGTTGTCCCTTTGTTGTTTCTTCCATTGGCTACTTCCTCAAACGATAATCCATTCGTTTCGAGTACGGCTTTCTCACCGGTGAAATCCTGCCACCGCTTAATAATAACTTCGCAATAGAGCGGTGATATCTCCATCATAAGGCATTTTCGATTATGTTTCTCGCACGCAATCATTGTCGTGCCTGAACCACCGAATGGATCATAAACATAATCGCCGGGCTTGCTGTTGTTTTGTATAGGGCGCGCCATGCACTCTATTGGTTTTTGGGTGCTATGCCCCCATGTCTTCTCTGCAGCTCCACCAAAGGCATTATTGTTTAGTATATCCCACGCAGTTGATTGATCCCTTGCGCCTTGCCAATTGTGCTTTTGACCCTTTCTAACCGCATACCAGCATGGTTCGTGCTTCCAATGATAATCGCCACGGCTTAGCGCAAAGTGCTGCTTAACCCATATGATTTGGGAAGCTAGCTCGAAACCACAGTTTTGAAGATGTGCGCCAACATCGCCAGCAAACAAGCCAGCGTGCCAAACATAGCAAACGTCGCCAGGAAAAAGAGAATATGCATCTGTCCAATCCACGCGATCATCATTTTCAACTTTTCCTTTAGAACGCTCACCCACGCCGAGGTTTGCTTCATCACGCCATTCAGCATCGTATTTCACTCCATAGGGTGGATCGGTAACCATTAAGTTTGGCTTAAACTCTTTGCACAATTCTTGAACATCTAGCGGATTAGTTGAGTCACCACACCGCAAACGATGCCCACCCAAAATCCAATTGTCGCCGCGTACAATGACAGGGTAATGATCCACTGTGGGAATAGCGTCATCATCTTTTAAGCCTTCATTGATTACTTCAGGATTGATTAACGCTTCGATTTCCTTGTCTTCGAAACCTGTCTTAGATACATCAAACCCGGCGTCTTTCAATTCCTGTAATTCTATTTTCAATAACGTGTGATCCCATCCTGCGTTCAACGCAATCTTATTATGAGCTAGCACATAAGCCTTCTGCTGCTCGCGTGTAAGGTGACCCAATTGAATAGTCGGAACTTCTGAGTAGCCGAGGAGTTTAGCGGCCTCAAGGCGTCCGTGACCCGCAATGACTCCGTTTAGCATATCGATTGCTATCGGATCATTAAAACCGAACTCTTTCATGCTCGATGCAATTTGCGCTATTTGCTCGTCCGTGTGAGTGCGAGAGTTATTAATGTAAGGAATTAATTTCTCAATTGGAATATTGAGGATTTTTAAAATAGGTAATTTCACGGTAAATATCCTTTTTCCGCTTCTTACGTTTTTTGACAACAGGAAACATTTGCCCGTAATCAGACGTAGCTAATGTGCCATCAAAGTAAAATACTTTCGCGTCCTGCGAAAGAAAAACGATTACTTCTTTTTCTTTGGCTTTGCCATCATGTGCTTTGCGCATTTGCCTTTTTTGCATTCTTTGCATTCTTTCATGACTTGCTCCTTAATAACGGTTATGAGGCACGAACAACATGCGCTCGATAAGGGTGACACATTCTGGGTGAAGTTTATCCAGACCTTCTTTGAATTTCCAAAGCAAATCTAGAGCGGTTTTCATATCTTCTTTTTGGTCTCGCGCCCATCTTTCATCGGGTTTTGGGGCGCAGCATTGGAGAGCTTCATTAACGTTATTCGAGCGTAGTTGACCTAGCATACTAATCCTTAAGTGAGTTGTTCCATTCTTGCTCATTAATTATACACAGCATTAATCTTAGGTCAACCTTTTTTTTATCCTCAGGATAATACTCTGAGCACACTACGCGCACATTGGATTTTACTCGGTGTGCTTACAGTGTTACTATAAGCACACTGAACAACTGACTAGGAGTTTCAGATGATATTTAGCGAACACCAATTAAAACTTACATACAATTTCATCTCTCAAGCGGACGAAACCAATATCCAAGCGGTTCTTGCAGGGATTAAAACCGACCAATTAAAGAAGCTTCTTAAAACCGTAGAACGGTATATCAGAAACCGAGATCCCTTATCTGAATGCCTTTGTTCTATGTGTCATCGTCATGCTGTGAATGTGGAGGATGGCATTGAAGTTTGTGATTCATGTCTAGCAGAATAAGGATAGAGAATGGCAACGACAACCGCACGCAGGACGTCACTGTGCTTAACCAAAGAAACCGAAAGGCAAGTTCATCAACTATGTGAATTATTCGGAGAGAACCCGAGCCAAATAATGATAAGAGCAGTTCAAATGCTTCATTATTCGTTAAGGTTCCCCAATATACCATTGACTAAACCACCATCAGGTGAGGAGACTTAAATGAGAGCGAGCATTACATTTGATACATTAGAATATATGGACGAATTGAAGAGGTCAGGGATGAAACAAGAGGAAGCCGAAGCAATTACGAAAGCAACTGCAAAAGCATTCACTCAAATGTTAGATACAAAGGAGGTGGCGGTAAAAAATGATTTAAAAAGTTTAGAGCTTGCAGTAAAGAAAGATCTTAATGATACAAAACTAGAAATGATGAAGTGTATTAGTGAAACTATGTGGAAAACTATCGGTATTCTCGCAACATTTCAAACTTTAATTATCGGCGTTTTTGGAATTCTTAGCTATCTTATCAAATAGGAAATATATCTTATGCAATATTATTTAGGCTTCATAATTATTCTTTGGCTTATGCTACATGAATTTGAAATTGATTTTTTATTCTTAAAATTATTATTTTTCCCGATTACTTTATTCGTTATGGCTTATTCATACCTTTCTGCACGATTGAATGAATACCAAAACCAAACAGTACATAAACCAGATTGAGAATATCGTCGGGTTTAATAGGAAACTGAGTAACGACTCCGGTCTCGTAGCAATTGGATCCCCAGATTATGGTGGCAATAATAATCTGTGGTGCGTAGTAGAGAAGTATCAGAAAACCGGAAGTCCATCCCATCAAAGGTTGCCACCCGGAATTGAATAAATTACTGGATAAAGCCAGCGTGCGGTTCACTTCAAGCTGAGCTAGTTGGGGCTTTTCGAGGGTTTCAGTGAGCTTTTGCTCCCCTTCTAGGCGCTCTTTGTCGGTTGTATAGAGGTTACTGACCGCATTAATCGGTTTTGCAATCTCATCACCTATTCCAAGCCAGCTCATAATTCCCATTAGATATTCCCTGTTCTAATGATTGCGGCAAGACAAGTAGCACGTTCCCCCACTTGTTCTGACCACTTTGAATTTAACATTTCATCCGCTGCTTTTTCATAATCACCCGCTTTAAGCGCTGCGATCATTTCTTCGAAAGCCAAAAATCCCTGTACACCAAGGTTAAAACACATATCAACAAGAGCAATTTGGCGATTTTCGGACAAGTCGGCGAAAAATGGGAGATAGTGATTGAGCTTAGAAGTGAAATATACAATATCTTCGTCAAGAAGGGCGAAAGCTTCGGTCGTCGATACGCCTCGATCAGTGAGGTTCCGGCCAATACCGATAGTGAGATGTCCAGTAGTATCTGAATATGGAAATTGTCTATAAGACTCATGTTGCACCAATAAGTTCTTGAGCTTCTGACGGATTTCTGGAGTCATCGCTGTAATCCTTTACTAGCCTAGATGAATCCATTGTAGCACAGCATAAATGACAATTATCACAAACGTAATAATCGTGAACAATATAGATTGTTGTTTTACAGCATCTGCTTACGGTCATAAATGTCTCAGACAATAAAAAAAATCCCCTACCGGACAGAGGGGAAAAGCCACCTTACAAGGAATGTTACAAT